CCATACGTCACCATACGTCACCATACGTCACCATACGTCACCATACGTCACCATACGTCACCATACGTCACCATACGTCACCATACGTCACCATACGTCACCATACGTCACCATACCGGACCATACCGGACCATAGGCGAACAAAAAAACATTTTAATAAAATTAATAATTAATATTGATTTTATTAAAATATTTTAAACAAAAAAAAGGCGCATATATGCGCCTTTATTGATTTTAATTTGAATAGTATTTTATTCCTTTTTTATTAATTATTCTCATTGCGTAATTTTTGCCTTCAAAACTCAAAAAAGTGATTTTTAATTTTTTAAAATTTATATTTTTTATTTCTATGTTTCCAATGTATAGAATACACTCAAAACTTTTTTTATTTATTTTTTTCATTTTCTAACCTTCTATTTTTAATCTCACAATCGACACATACCGAAGTAGTAGAATTTTTTAATCCTTCCATTATTTTTTTGCATTTACAGCACTTAATAAAAATAACATTTTTCCAATTACCGACGCCGTTATTTAATGACATAATATTGACCTTTTTTAATAAATTTTAACGGTTAACAATTCGCTTATAAACAGTCCATGTAATTGCCTGAACTTCAAAACCTTCGAGGCCGTGCTGGTCCGATACAATTTTATAAGCTTGTTTAGCTTCGCGATATTGTTTAGGGCTGACTTTATCAATGTTAGCCGTTTTATCATCGTACGCAACCCTTAGAGCGTGCCTATCAATCGTTATTTCAATGCTTTTTTTATTCGCGATATTATCAGCAAATGAAAACGTTTTTATTCTTTTTGCTGGAATCAAAAAAAGACCATTCATTATACTTTTACATTCTTCTATTTGCTTATTTGTAGCAAAATAATCGAAAGGTGGTTTAATGCCGTCGAATAATTCAGCATATAAACTAATTACTTCTAGTTTATTTGTGGCCCACTTTTTTTGTGGACTTAATACACTTATCACTTGCGCAACTTGAATTAAACTAGTGTTATATTTTGTTGCCAATTGTTGGCATAATTCGCGCGCGTCGTTATACCAGTTTAGGCCTGTTTTGAATTCTTCACTAGTCGCATAATTCATGTATTTATTAATACGATTTACTTGTTGTTTAATTGATAATGTTTTGATTATTTTTTTCATTTTATTGCGTCTTAAAAATAGTATAGAAGTCAGAATTTAAATGAAATTTGAAATCATTTATTACGCCATATAAAACATCACTTTTTGGATTATTAGAACAAAAAATTGCTAGTTTATATGGTAAAATTTTATTTAAGATTTTAAGTGCTTTCGATTGATTGATTCTAAAATCACTTTGTTTTTTTGGTACTTTGTTTGATGGTAAATTATTTAAAATAGGGTATATAGTTTGATTAAAAATTGTATTTCTTAAGATTTGAACTTTGTTGGTATTTTTGCGTTCTGTTAAGTTTAACATTATTAAACTTATTAATTTTTCATTATGTAAACTACTATTATTCATTGTCATTTTAATTGGCCTTTTTTATGATTCTAAAATTATAAATTTAAATACTAAGGAATAAACAACTAAACAAATTATTATCGCTAAAATCATTTTTTTGTAATCCGGTATTTTTTGAGAAAATTAACAATATAGAAATATTACCAAAATATCAATATATTTTAACAATATTAGTTTAATTGATTGATTATACATTGCCATTAGGCCTTATATACTAACAAAAAACACTAAATAGGGTATTTTTTTATCCTAAATGGTAAAAAAATACCCTATTTAGTGAATAAAACGTTTTTTGCATGAGTATTCATTATTTTTTTATAGTCAAAAACGGCTCTGCAGACCGCATTCTATATGATGTAAATCACTGTATGGGGTTTTAAACTATTATTAATATGGTTACCTTATAATAACGACTAAATCGCTTAAAATCGATTACAGGACTTCACACCTTTTTTGTGTTTATAGTCACATTATGTGATTATGAATAACAATTGCATAAGTGAATATATATGCAAATCATAAAAAAGACACAAAAAAACCGTAGTTAAACGGCTTTTTTAAAATTTATAAATTTATGATAATAGCGAGCGGTATTTTAATTTATGACTTTTTTTAATTGTCGCGTATCCAGTATTTTTCTTTTTACTGATTTTTAATAGCGCGTAATACTTACAAAAATTGCTTGAACTTTTGCAAGCAATTTGACTTTTAACAATATCATTATTAAAACCAAAAACATTAAACTTATACAATTCAATTTTTACATTTGCATGCTCAAAACTCAAAGCTTTAATATTAAAAATATGAATATCATTATTAGCGAATTGTATACCTACAGAAAATAAAGCCATTATTAAAACCCTCTTTTTTTGAATATTATTTTAGCTTTTTCTATAGCTAAAGTTTTATTTTTTGCTTCAACTTCACACGTGCAAATTATTAAACATATATCGATTGATTTCATAAAATCAGTTGATGTTAAAAAAGCGCGATAATTCGGCGTAGAATCCATTTTTAAAACTTTGAATTTTTTCATTATTTTATTATCCGATTTATTAAAAAAGCAAAAAAAACACAAACTATTGATAAACTTGAAATTGCGATTTTATCAAAAAAAATCAAATCAAAACTATAAACACAATATGAAAATAAAATTGAAAAGATAATCAAAATTATAGAAAATATATTAAATGTAATTTTTTCAATTTTCATTTTTTTGCACTTCTTAAAATCGCTAATCGTCTAATGCTTGCACGTTGATTAAGTTTAAAATTTACTTCTTTATTTGTTCCACCATGGGCGGCATTAATAACGCCATTATTAACACTGATAAAACGCGATTTTATACCATCACCACACTGTATAAATTGACCAACTTGAAGTTTAAGCTGTCCATTAATTATCGCACTATGTATGCCACTATTCCAAACATCTAACGTTGGTAAAAATTTCATTGTTTTAATATCCTGTTTATTTGAAAAAAAGTTTTATTACTTGCACCACAAAACCGCAATTAAGCGGCTCTATACGTCATTCTAAGCGGTTTTATTATCGCGCTCGTGTATTCATCCTATAATCACTAAAACAATCAATTGCGTATTCTAAAAGTGAATAGACCATTAAAATCGGTATGGTACAAATTGACGCGATAATGAAGTTATATAAAAATGCATATATCATTAAAATAATAGTCGATGTTAATAGTAATTCTTTCACGTTTATATCCTTTTTATTTATTTCTAGACTTACAAAAATTAAAAATTTCTAAAATTATGAAAATAAATGCGCCGCCTAATATTAATGTGGTTACTAAAAAACAAGCTTCGAATGGGTTCAATGTAAGGCCTTTTTTTGTGTTTTTGAGTGTATAACTAGAATATACGCGAAAAAACACAAAAAGCCATAATTAAATGGCTTTTTGATAAAATAAATTTTTAGTTCAAATTTTTATGGTTTTAAAAATCTGATAGTATCTTTAATACCGTGTCGTAAACAAGTATCTAAAAAGGTGCGTTGATTATTCACAAAACTTTTGTGGTGAAAATAATATTGAACTTGCCCACTAGTATCGATATTAAAAATTTTAATAGCTAAACTTGAAAGCTTATTATATTTAATCATATCTTGTATGTGTTTTTTATTTACGGCATTTTCTCCAACTTCACTAAAAGATTGGTTTAATTCTAGATGAGTAACGTCATGATAAAACCTAAAAAGTGTATTATATTCAAGTCCATAAATACTAGTATCGGACCCACTATTTGCAATGGGTAAATTTTTACTTTTACCGAATTTTTTAAGCTCAGTGAATGACTCCGGTGCGTTCGGCTCAATAAAAAAAGTCCAACCTTTTTTAATACAGTCTTCTGACATTGTTTTCAAAAAAACTTTTATTTCTTCAATTGCGCAATTTACGTCCGATTCTAAGATATTAACTAACATTTTTTAAGGCCTATTTTTTAATTGATGGAATTATAAAACCGAAGTATTACACAAAATTATAATGAATGTTTAATTATTTACAAAATTTTTCTAGTTCTAACCGCTCAGTGCTTTTTTTGTTATTTTTTGGATTATCTTCAAAAGTCAAAAAACCTTCATCTTGACCCATGCAAAACCCTCTATTAACGCAAAATTCTACCATGTGTTTAATAGTTTCTAGTGTATCGATTGAAACATCTATATTATTAATTTTAGCCATTATTATTCCTCTATTTGATTAACTAAGATTGTCACTATACACAAAAAAAACATTTACATTCTAAACTTTTCATTAATAGGACATTCCATGCATATATATTTATGACCTATTCCGGTTGCAACTAATACCCGCTTATATATATGACGTTCACATATAAAAAAATTACCTAAATTAAAATCATTTAAAATTGCTAATTCTTCAACTGTAGGAAAATTAAGAAATTTAATATAAATTTTTTCGTCTTTTTTTGTGACGATCATTTTTTGACGCTCTATTTTATTTTGTGCGAAGTAAAGAATAGGATTTACATTTATTCCTATAAATTTTAAACCATCCCAACTATTTAAAAAACCACTACAACAGTCCTCGTAAGCAGATGAAAAACTATAGTTTTCTATTACTATATGACCTGTTTTTCGAACTTCTATTTTATACAAAACACAACTACCTAGCCTAACATTTGTTTGTTTAAATACTAAACCAACTTTTTTGCATTCCAGCCTAATTTCTTGCAATGCTTGTTTTTTTGTAATATTCAATTTTAACACTCTTTTAATTAACTAAGAATAGGCATTATACACAAAAAACATTCACATAATATAGAAATAATTTTTAAGCTATTTTAAGACCATTTTTAAGCTATTTTAAACATTATTTTTTTAACTCACATAATCACATCAAAATTATATTATAACGTCATATAGGACTGATTAAAGACGTCTAACGATACATATAAAATATAAGTGACCTGTTTATGACCTGACTAACTTTTTTAGTCAATTATCGCACTTTTTTAACAGTCCTTTTTCATCATAATATATCGCACTTTATAGCACCATATACAGACCCCATATATAGCACTATACAGACCCCATATATAGCACCCACATATAGACCCCATATAGACCCCACATATACAGCACCCACATATAGCACTATATAGGCCTATATGCTATCAGGCGTCCTATACGGCACGTGACTCAATAAAGACCCAAGACCCTTTACCCACAATAAAGACTAAGAGACTATAACGTCATACCATGCTATACAGCTCTACCTATGACCATACCCTCTAAGACGTCCTATGTGACACGTGACAACACTATATAAATTAACCCTTATGCTTAGCTACCTTCGAACCACCTATAATGTCATACCATGCCATACAGGACCGATTCGACGACCACCCCTGAGGCGTCCTGTATGGCATGCCACAAGCTTAATAATATTTTGCTTACTATGATACGATGAAATAATAAAGGGCTATCACATCGCTCACAGCTCGTTCTATGGCATCCGGATAATATTTTGCCCAAAACGGGGGTATTTTCAAAAATATCACAAAACTGCTGCCTAACCGCCGCAAGGTAACATTTGCCCAAAACGATTTCGGGTCATCTGGGTTAAAAAATTCTAAAAAATGGGTAAAATGGGTTATTTGGGTTTATAATTAACTATTTCAGACCAAATATAAGCAATGCCATTCATAATACATTTTAGCCCCATTTAAGGCCGTTTATTTGACTGTTTTGTGCTAATAATTACCAACATCAACAATACAGGAGATAATCATGTCAGAAACCCTATTAGTGTTACCTGAAGGCGACTTTGAGCTTAATTCTGACATAACCTATCAAGTATATGGCGAAGCAGTCTATGCAATTGACATTATGGAAATGGATTTAACACATTTATGCTGGCTCGACCAACTGACAGTACTACAAGACTTACATTTAATGCAAGAGATATCTATACTTTATCACCCAGAGATTGTAAGTTCTCTTTATTCAGAAGCAGAGTCATCTCAGTATTGGGGGAAAGATAAATATGAGACTCTAGCCCAGTATAACCGCACACAGACTAAGAATGTCACAGAAGAAAAAGATGAGCGGAGGATGATGAAACCTATCGTATGGACAGCGACTATGACATCTAAACAGGGCAAGATCGTCGGTAGGCTGGTCAATCTAGGCTACGACAGACTTTACTCAAGGGATTTATTTAAACGGTTTATGGCTGAGAAAGGTGAAGGGTATATGAACCTCACAGTGAACACCGTAGCTGGGCACATAGATGAATTCGCCAGAGATGTTAGTACGGAAACTGGTGGTAAGTACATCAGAAAGGATAGCCAAAAGCCATGCACTATATACCTAATAAGGTTTACAAACAATTCTACTGGTGAGACTTTTGTTAAAGTTGGTATTACATCACGTGAATTAGGCGAACGGTTTGTGACAGATAAGAAACATTATGATATTGATATTATTCATGTTGCAGAGCATGCAATGTCTGAGTGCGTAGAAAGAGAGAAAGCTATTCAAGATAGATATAAAGCGTTTAGGTATGTACCGGAGAAACGGCTATCTAATAACGGAACTACTGAAATTATGAGAAGTGATGCCCCGATAAATGAAATTATCATACTTATGGGCAATAATAAGATAAAATAGATAAATGACTGACCCCACGTAATTCGCGGGGTCTATAAGGGTTTTCTCTAGAAGAACCTAAGCTTTTATGAGTTAAGCCACTCGTCATATGTTTTGGCTTTCCCACCTGTCGTGAAATCGATGCCATTCTTATCGATAGCTAAATCAAGATATAGCTGATATTCACTATCGTTGGTACCTCTCGATATTGTCTGCCAAAATTGATGTTGTTCTAATTTCATCAGAAGTCACTCCCGTAACTAATTCCCCACCAAGTTTTAACTTCCACCGTCTCATCTACTTTAGATATACATGATAGGTTTTTATTGGTCGGTTCTGTAAAACTATGATCTTCGTAATTTTCTGAGTTTATTGCATTTATGGTTAGTTTAGTATCTGAGTGAAATTTATATCTATCAAAGTCATACCGATTTCTAAGGTTTTTATCATAAGCCCAATGAGACGGCATCGCTGGAATAGCCCAACCTTCACTAGACCATTTATTTAACACTCCATGAGACTCAGATAGTGCGCCATTAATTGTAATAAATACATAAACATCGCTAGCTGCTTCTGACCAATAGTCAGTCTCTAATGTGGTTTGTATATAACCATCAGCGCCAATGTAAGTTTCTGGGTATGTTTCCGAGAACTCAGCTGTGACATACGCGACCGACTCTACTTCGCATTGTCTGATGATATCATGACGTACATTATATCCAAACCAAACCAAAATATAAATAACCGACATCGATATAGCTGCGACAGACATCATTATCCCTTTTTTCGTAAAACCCAACTTCACTAATTTTTTCATTTCGCCGTTCCTGTAATTAAGAGAACATTATTATAACCCAACGTCATATAAAGTAAATAATTATTTTACATATTTATTATATTAGTAACTATATAAAATGACTATGAGGAGATGCCGTGAGTTATCTTACGAAAATAAAAGGTATCAATATATCTAAGTATGACCACGGCGTTGGTGAATATCATCAAGGCTGGGAGGCCTGTGATCAATATGCATATAATGTTGTAATGGGTATAACACCAACTGGCCATCAAGCTAAATTGTCATGTGCCCGTTACATTTACGATAGGGAAACTAGAAAAGACCTTATATTTGATACCAGCAAAGCAAATCACATTATACGATTTGCTGGGCTACTAAAACACGTCAAGGGTCCATTAATAGGGAAACCAGTTAAATTATTGAACTGGATGATATTTGTTTTATGTAATATCTTTGGTTGGTATTATATAAACGGGAGTAAGAAAGGTCAGCGTAGATTCACCAGAGCATTTACTTTGGTTGCCAGATCAAACGCCAAGTCATTTTTATGCTCAATCGTAGCTCTTTATATACAAAGAACTTCACCTAACGGATCACCAGAATGTATATCAGTCGCTAGACATAAAGAGCAGGCCAGAATCGTATTTGAAGATGCATGTAAAATGCTACGCTCTTCTGATATTATACTAAAGCGATGGTTTGAATCTAACTCAACCAAAATGACATGTATCGGTAACGATGGCTCATTTAAGCCAATGTCACAGGATTCACAATCACTTGACGGTCACCGTGTAGCTCTCGGTATTGCAGATGAGCTACACGCACACCATACACCGGATTTATTAAACGGTCTAATTTCTGGAATTTCTGGAACAACTGACCCGCTAATTTTTGCAATTTCTACTGCCGGAACTAACTTAGATGGAGTCTGTGTAACAGAAAGAAATCTCGTTCGTGATATAAACGAAGACATGGTCAATATGGATAGTTATTTTGGGGTTGAATATGCCCTAGATGACAAAGATGACTGGGAAGATGAAAATAATTGGCATAAAGCTAATCCATCTCTTGGTCATTCTACCAGCATTGATGCGCTACGGAACGAATTAGTTCGAGCACAAGGATCACCACAGAATAGAAAAAACTTTTTAACTAAATATTGCAATATATTTGTTAATACCACAGAAACACCATTCTTGGATTTACTCGAAGTCCAAACTAAATGTGCCAGAGATGATTTGCATCTAAAACCATTAATGAATGCTGGCCTAAGAATAGACAGAAAGCTTTTGTATCTTGGCTTAGATTTAGCACAAGTACATGACATTGCCGCACTATCTTTTTTATTTCCAGAAGACGATGGCAGTGTTTCTGTAATTCAACGACATTACTTTCCAGAGGGCGCATTACATAGATTATCTGCGGCACATAGATTGATGTATGAGCAATTTGAAGAAGACGGTAATTTAATTTTAACACAGGGTACTGCTATTGACTTTGAATATATCAAGAAAGATATATTAATGGCACAGCAATATTTTGATCTTAAAATGGTTGGCTATGACCCATGGAAAGCCGCTCAACTCGCAATCGATTTAGAATCAAGTGGAATCGATATGGTGGAAGTTAGGCAGGGTACGAAAACTATGAGTGAGCCTTCAAAACTTTTTCAGAAATTAATATCAGATGGTAAATTTAATTACCAGAGAACTGACAAATGTTTGGAATGGCAGATAGGAAACGCTGCAGTAAAGACTGACGTCAATGAAAATATTAAAGTGCAAAAGTCACCCAGTAAACCACACAACAAAGTCGACTCGGTGATTGCAATAATCACAGGGTTAGCTATCGCTAAGATCAAAGAACCTAAACCAGAATCCCCATATAAGAAACGTGGAATGATTCTTATATAAACCACGGAGAAAATAAATGAATTTAAGTTGGTTTTCTTGGAAAAAACCAGAAATGGAAACGAAGGCGACCAATCCATATGCCGATGATTCATTTTTTGGAAACCTTTTCACTAAAAATAAATACGCTGGCGAAACTGTAAATTACACAACTGCGATGCAACATAATGATGTGTATTCTTGTGTTCGAATAAAAGCCGAATCTTTTGGGCAATTGCCCATGAAGTTGTATCGTACAGATGGAGTCAGTAAAATTGAGATATTTTCTGGTCGCGAACATCAAATATTCACACAGAAACCTAACCCATATCAAACATGGCAAGATTTTAATGAGCAATATACAACATCACTAGAATTATTGGGTAAGTTTTCTGCTGAAGTAAAACGAAATAAATATGGTAATGTTTATGAACTTGTACCATTTAAGCACCAAGCTCAAGTAGACACACATATGGATGATGACGGAAATGTCTATTATACATATACTACTAATGATCATAAAGGTAAAAGAACTACACAGACATATCTACCTACAGATATTTTATTTATTCGCACATTTACTCTTGACGGCATTAACGGCATATCTACGATATCACAATGTGCTTTGGCTATCGGTACAGCTATTGCTGGCGAACGACATGCTGGCTCATTATTTGAGAATGGTGCTATGCCCATGGGCGTACTACAGACTGATGACACTTTTGATGATGAAGCCGCGACACAACGTCTCAGGCAGCAATGGAACGAAATGCACTCAGGTAGTAAAAACTCAGGTAAAACTGCAATACTTGAGGGTGGTCTGACATATAACCCAATTACAATGACAGCCGTCGATGCTCAATTATTAGAGCAACGAAAATTTTCCAGAGAACAAATCGCAAGTATGTTTAGGGTTCCCTTACATTTATTGCAAGCGTCTACTGGTATGAAATATGCAAACGTAGAACAGAATAATATCTCATTCTTCCGTGACGCTTTAATGCCACTCGCACAAAAACTAGAAAATCATATTAATCAATTTTTGCCAAAAAATCACATAGTTAAGATGGACGAAAAATCGTTCGTTCGTGGTGATAGGGCCGCAACAATTGCATCGGTAGAAAGAGAAATAAAATCTGGTGTGCTGTCAATAAATGAAGCACGTTCACAACTTGGTTATGCTGTAATCGACGGTGGTGATGTCTATGCAATCAAGACCAACAACTTGACATTTGGTAAGTGGGAAGATCTCCCTGACATACAAGCTGCTGAACTTGCTGCAGCTGCAAAGAAAACAAACCCACCATCTACTGAAGAAGATCCCGACGACGACGATCCAGAGAAAGATCCCGACGAAGAAGATCCTACAGAAAAACCAAAAAAGGAACAATCAGATGAAGCTTGAAACAAAATCCATTAATTTTAGTGTTAAAAGTATGGACGAAAATGAACTAGGTACATTCACTGCATATGGTAACACATTTGATAATGTAGATGAAGCTGGTGAAGTAACAATGAAGGGTGCATTTTCAAATATGATTAAATCATATAAGGAAAGTGGCCGAATGCCTAGATTGTTATCACAACATGGCCATCGCCAGAACCCAATTGGTGTAATTACCTCAATGGTGGAAGACGAAAAGGGCTTACTCTTTACGGGTAAGTTCTGTATAGCACAAGGCACTATGGGTGCTGAGGCTTATGAACTAGTTAAGATGGGTGCATTAGATAGTTTTTCTATTGGTTTTAATGTACTAAAGCATAAATTCGTGGATGGCCGAAAGGAATTACATGAGATAGATGTTAAAGAAATTTCTCTTGTTACCTTTGCAGCCAACGAACAAAGTCTAATCCAATCAATAAAGTCTGCATTAGGTTCTGGCGATGAAGTTACTCGCATGGTACAGAAATCATTGCAAGATTCTGGTCTATCAAAACGTCAAGCATCTGCAACTATTGATGCAATAAAGGCTAGCAAAGAAATAGATAAATCTTCTCTTGATGTTTTTAAGCTCGAATCTAAATCACATGACGTGGTTATCGATATGGAAATAAAAGCTTCGTGTTCTTCACCTGATACTGAATTATCTGAATATGTGGCACGCATCATAGATGCTGTCATGCCTACAATGAAACAGAGTGATGATACGTATTGTTACGCTTACGCTGTTTATATGGGCTATGTGATAATTAAGTGTCATGAGTTTAGGGAAGATGAACCATCTATTGAGTATTACCATAAAGCACCATACACCGTCGAGGGTGACAATATTTTAGTTGGTGCCCATTCAGTAGTCACTAGACATGTGTCTTGGCTAACCACCGAAGAAGAATTAGCTCGCGCACAGGCGGGTGTTAAACAATTAGCTGATGTTAATGCACAAGAATTATCAGAAAAATTAGTAACTGAATTAAAGTCAACTGACTTTGCCCTATGGTTTAAATAAGTGGTGGTCCACTTAGGCTAAAAATTTCTCCCGTGGTGGTCCACGGAAACAATAATAAAGCTATTACCTAAGAAAAAAATAACGGGAATTCTCCCACAATAAATAGGAAAAACCATGAAACCTGAAACCGATCAAATCAATGAAATCAAAGCTTCATTAGTTGAAGCAATGAACGAAACTCTTGATACTAAATCTACAGAGGGCGCATTAGCTTTAAAAAATGCTATTGACGCAGTTAATGAAAAATCTGATTTGACTTCTTTGGAATTCAAATCTCAAATCGACGCACTTACCGAAGCAGGTAAAGTTATTGCTTTACAAGGCAAAGAATTAGCGACTTTAACAGAAACTATTGAAGAAGTCAAAAATGTTGCAGCTGATGCAGAAGCAAAGGCGCTATCACGTAATACAAATATGGAAAATAAAGGCATGGAACTTAAATTTGATGATAAGCTTCTTAGTGATAAACTAAAAGAAGTACTCCTTTCTGGCGAAAAAACCGACTTTGCTAAAATCGACACAAAATCACTGTCTATCGGTGGTTCTGGTGGCGAATCTTTAGCTATCGACGAAGAGCTAGGTCGTACTATTATCGAGCGAGCACGTGAAAACGTTGCTATTCTTGGTTTAATTTCCAACAAAAATGTTGGCTCGGTTGAATACCGTGAAATGGTACTACGTAACTACCCTGCCACTGGCAAGGTATTAGAAAATACAACTGGCGCAGCTGCTTGGTCTTTGACTGGCACCCAGAGCTACGTTAGCGTTGCTATGACAGTAGCTAAGCAATATGCTAAGCCTGTAATTTCCGATGAAGCAATCGCTGATCCGCACATTGACATTTATTCTCACCTACAGACTTTATTGTCTGAAGAGACTGCACGTTATTGGGCAATTCAAGTTCTATTTGGTACAGGTGCTGCTAACAACGAACTCCGTGGTATTTTGAATGAGTCAGCTTCTGCTGGTCGTTTAGATGCAACAGAATCAATTGAGTATGATAGCGCCCTTCGTGACGTTAATATCTATATGGCTAAAGTTTCTGCTGTTGATAGTTCAATTGGTGATGACGTTTCTGCTATCGATAATGCCATCGATATGACTACTTTGGTTCCAAGCCGTTACTTAGGTAATTCTAAGTTCGTCATGAACCGTAGAACATTAGGTAATTACCGTAAGCTTCGTGACGAAGACAACAAGCCTTTGATTCAATTTGAAGCTGGTGGTTTCTTCTTAGTTGGTTACACAGTAGTTATCGAAGACTATATGCCAAACGAAGATGGTACCGTACAGGGTACTGCGATGACTGGTAAGAAATTCCCAGTTATATTCGGTGATTTGAGTAAAGCATTTGCTTTATGCTCAATCGATGACAACTTCTTAGTTGACCCGTACAGTGCAGATGGTGGTGTAACCATCAAATATTCAAGCCGTAAAGGTGATATCGTTCAGAACAACGACGCCATTGTAATCTTGCGTACCTCTGCTACTTGGGTATAAATCCTATATATTAATCCTATATAGTAATCCTTTATAAGCCAACCTCAACGGGTTGGCTTATTTTTATTTTTTATACAATATAAGGATTTTGTTATGCGTACAAAACTTCTTACTATAGAAGATGACGATAACATAGTAACTTTAGAAGAAGCAATGGAGCATAGTAGAATAACAGATTCTTATGATGAACTTGTAGTTCAAGGTTGCCTTGATGCCGCCCATGATTTAGTGCAACAGTATCTAAATCGAAAACTATACCCATCTACTTTTGGAGCTTTTGTTGAAACTTACCGCAAACGTATTAGTTTGCCTTATGCCCCGATAGGTTCCGTATCTAAAATTACATGCGAGAATGTGAGATCTGTTGAAATTGAATTAGTAGAATCACTGGACTGGAAATATGAACCGATATCTGAATCTGTTAGATTTTTATTGGATTATTCAGACCACAGTAATTTTATAATTTATTATTCTGGTGGCTATCAGACTATTAGTGATGTTCCAAAATCTGTCAAGCATGCCATAAAAATGACATTTGCTACATTATATGAAAACCGTGAAGATACTATTACTGGAACTCAAATAAATGAGGTGCCCGTGAACTCACGACGCGTACTTGCTGCACATAGAATACGGAGTCAAACATAATGGCCGTATTTAGTGGCAATTTCCGTCACCGCTTTGACTTATTGTCTCCGGTTTTAGGTAGCGATGGCCACCCAGCCCGAAACGATTTTGGTGAAGAAACTGGTGAACTAAAGATACTTCAAAAACCATGGTGTGACATTGTTACTATCGTCAATAGTGAGAGTTCATCAACTGCCATCAATGAACAAGAACAACTTGAGTTTATAGTTAGATATTCCAAGATGTACGAAAATGCAGCCAATAATATGACGATAAGATATGACGGTGGTCTTTATGACATAACCTCTGCAGTAGATGTGCTAAAACGACGAGAAAAACTTAATATTTTCGCGATTAAGAGGAGATAACTAATGTCAACACAAAGAATAGATTATAAGCAAATAATTGAAGAAATAACTAATCTAAAGGTGTATCCAATAGTTATCCCACAAAACGCCACATATCCGTGTATAGAGATGTCAATATCTGGTGGTGCCAGAGATGGTGATTCTTCAATAGATGTTTCTAATATAAAGGGTTATCGAATTAGCTTAACTATATGTTCTGATTTGTCTAGTACAAATGATGGATACGAAGCACTTTTAATCGCAGCACTTGATGGTAAACCAAACACAAAAAATGGTACCAAATCATTAATCATGTATCACGTTGGTACAGCACAACTTTATAACTATTCACAGGGTCTTCATGAGATGACCATTGATTTTACAACAAAAATATTAATTAGGAGTTAACACACATGGCACGTTCAGGAACAGGTCTATCCGAAATATCATTAGGTAACTTCACGGAAATTCGTGTTGGTGACCTCACCGATGGTTTCGCTGCGTTGGAAATATTAGAAGACGTTCAGTCTGTTGGCGATTTGCAAGATGAAGCCACTATAATTGACGTCAACGCATATGGCCAAAAATACATGAAAAAATTAGTTGGTTCGGCCAACGCAAGCGCACTTGAAGTAGTGTGTAACTTTAACCCTTCTGCCTCAATCCAAGCTGAATTATTAGCCGCTTATGCTAACACCACATCTAAGATGATTGCAATAGCTATGTTTGAGGCTACCACGGGCACCACTGGCGATGATTCGGAGGGTACGTACAATATGTTTCCTTGTTTAGTTGCGTCTGCGTCTGTTGCCAACTCATTTGATGAGACACGTACTGTTACATTCAGTCTTGTTCCAGCAAATGGCATAGGCGACTACCAAAATATCCCAGTATAACTAAATAAATTGAGATGTTATGGCAATCATATGGAATAAGATAAACGGTATGGTTGAGACAGGTAAAGCTTTAAAGGGTTTAACTGAACCCAAATTTAGAAAAGCTGCTTTGCGGAAAGCAGGAAAGGTGTCGATGTCACCTGTGCTTTCCGCAGTTAAGTCTGCTGCACCCGCATTTACAAACCTAAGTAAGTTGCCAAAGGGTGCTAGGCCGCAAGCCCTCAGAAATGACATAAAAATGTCTGTCTCAGTCAATATAGCACCTAGCTTATCTAGCTCTGGTAAGATCACCAAATCTTCACAGAGTGAGCTACGCGTCATCGTAAAAACAGGCAAAGAAACAGAGAAATATGCACTGGTGTCCGAGTACGGTAGGGTTGCCCATTCATTCATGAAGTATACTGTTTTTGGTAAACCAGTTATTGGTTTTATGGCAACGCTACCAGAACTAAAACCCAAGCCATGGATGCGCCCAACATACGACAGAATGCAACACTCTGTTGCACAAAAATTCGCTGATGAATTGGCGAAATCAATTATTGTACAGGCCAAGAAACAAAAAAAGTATCGTGGCAAATAAACTAAATATTCGAGGAGAATAAAATGTTATCAAAATCTAAAATGAAAAAATTCGCTAAAGATAACCAAGACATTAAACTTGTTACTTTAAAAACAATGGACGACGAGCAATGCTACGTTAAAAAATTTACCATGGGCGACACACTAAGCTTTCGTGGTATGGATGAATCAAAAACTTTAATGGTTATGGTCATGATTGGTATCGTAGATGCTACAGGAAAACCTTTATTTGATCACGAAGATGAAGTGAATGAGCTTCCTGTTGATGTCGTCAGTGAAATGATATCACTTGTCAGTGAACATAACTCTAGCTCTGATGTGGAAGAACAAGCAAAAAAATCTTAGCAGACCCGATGTATAAATTTAAGTTGATGTTATCTATTGAAACTGGATGGACTCTATCTGACATCAACTCACTTCCGATGGACCAAGTAAACGCCTATTTTGCACTTAATGTATTAAACCCGTTTACTTATGATGCCAAAGCGGAACGTGAAGGTCTGCTTATAGCCGAAACATTCAATCAAAGAAGAAAGAAGCAATTAAAATCTTGGGATTTATTTCCATATCTTAAGTCTGGTACGCCAAAATGGTTATCTGATCCACTTGTCCAAAAAGCCCGTGCGATAATAGAAAATTTACAGAACTCTGCGAGAATTTCTAAACAACCACTCAATCTTGACGGCATACATCAACTTATCAATGAAGAAATAGAAATAGAAATGGAAACAAAACGTCCGAATATTCTAAAAATTAGCGAACTTAAGGCACTATTACCTTAATTTTTTTAACAATAGAGCTTCCATGAGGCTCTATGATTAAAAAAATTGATCGTCGATGATCTGCATTGACTTATACTACGGAGGCATTAAAAATGGCCAGAACAGCAAACGTCGGGCGGTTATCAGTATCGCTGGATGCCAATACTATTCTATATATAAATAAAATAAAAAAATTAGCAGACGTCAATGAAAAAAAATTAAATCAAATGGAACGAGCATTTAAGCGCCTGCGAACAAAAGGAACTAAAAGCTTAAATGGTTTAATTAAAAAGCTTGGTATGGCTGGGGCAGCATATCTTTCTTTTGGTTTGGCACTGCAAAAATTTAATCAACAAAGAGAAATGCTAGATCAATTAGCCAAGACATCTGATGCATTGGGCATACAACAAGAAAAGCTTCAAGCACTACAACATGTAGGTGAACTGAACGGTGTAACTACTACTCAGATGAACCTGAGTTTGCAGAGAATGCAGCGTAACTTAGGTGATGCAGCAACTGGTACGGGTGAGGCGGCCAAGGGTCTCCAGAAACTCGGTCTTAATATCGAAACTATTGAGAAAATGTCCCCCGATAAACAGATGGAGGCACTGGCCCAAGGCTTAGGTAATGTTACCCTACAGACCGATAAAGCCAAATTAGCGCAGGATTTCTTCGGTCGTAATGGTGTTAGGGTACTTAAAGTCCTTAACGCAATAAAAGAAAAGGGATTAGATCCAACTGCAAAGTCACTAAATGATATGGGTATAGCATTAAACCGTGCTGATACTGCCAAAATAGAAACTATGAACGATTCTATCTTTAAAGTACAGCAAGTTCTTACTGGATTAATAAACAAAATAATTATTAGATTTGCTCCGGCATTAGAACAAATCGCGGATAAATTTATTAATGTGTCGAAAGATACAATGGGTTTTAAGGAAGCGATGGAAAGTACGTTTAATGTATTGAGTCGTGGTTTGGGTTATTTATCTGGGATTTTCAAATCTTGGTTTAATGTAATTCAAATTGCCTTTAATGGCTTAGAGGCAATTTTTACTACATTGACTTTTGCGTTTGAAGATCTCCAGTTAGGTTTTAAACATGTAGCTCTTAATTCAGAAAAGATTTTTGAACATATGGGTATATCCATTAATAATGCTTGGACACAGGTATTTCAGAAAATGAAAGTGGTTGTTGCTAATTGGGTAGTGTCCATCGGCGAAATGATATCTGGTATTCCGTTCATGGGTGACATGGGCGAAAAATTAATTGCTGGCGGTAAAGCAAGCATTAGTATGTCCAAAAAAACCATATCTGAGCAGGCAGCATTAAAAAAAGCTGCGGATGATGAACAACAATTAAGGTTAGTAGCACATGCAGCACAGAGACAACTTTTAGTAGACAAACATGATGCAGCGCAAACAATAATTGCAGCTAAAATTGCACAAAATACGAAGGAGTTGGTTGCTGGCGCTACCACTGCATATCAATCTTTATTTGGTCCTACCACAGACCCAGAAGCGGGAGGAGAGGGTGCTTCTGGTGAAGAAGAAGAAGAAGATAAACCAGAAAGTCCGTGGGCAGATAAACTAGCATTATATAAAAATTATTTAGTAGATTATAAGAAACTGGAGGATGACGCCAGAGAATCTACTATCGGTGGATATATGGCCGAAGCTGACGCCCTTGCTGAAAAGTTTGGAGTTGAATTAGATTTGGCTGGAACATACGCAAAAGCCGAAGCTGCAATTTCCGCAGTTCAAGCGGGTATTGCTGTATGGACAGACCCTACTCTATCTTTCTATGAAAAAATACCAGCATCAATTGCAGCAGTATCAGCAGTTGCATCATTAGTTGGTCAGTTTCATGGCGGTACCGACGAAGTCCCAGATTCAATGAATAATAAATCATTTCTCCTTAAAGCTGGTGAGCGAGTAGTGCAGCCAGAAGCTAACAAGAAACTTACTAAATTCTTGGATTCTGGTGGTTCTGGTGGTTCTGGTGAGGGTGGTATGGGTTCTTCAAATATATCTATTTCTGCGCCAATAAATATTTCAGGTAACGTTACAAACAAAGCTTGGTTTGAGGGTGAGTTATATAAACACAGGCAGTTAATATCTGACTCAGTAAATAAATCAAATAGAGAACGACCAAGGAGTGCTAGATGAGTATAACAATGCCGAGTAGTCTTATTGTTTCGGATGTTATGTTAACGCATAACACCCCTGCATACTACACAGAATCATTAAATTTGAGCGGTAGGTCAATCGACAGGGGTATACATAGAGTAGAAGGCACGTTTATTGTAACTACTGAAACTAGTGCAGATAAACGTGTATTAGAGGCGTTTCTACTTAAAGTTAGAGGCAGGCTTAATCCATTTTATGTAGACTTACCTGATCGGTTCAAATCCGAAACCGTAACTTCTACTTTCGTTGAAGCTAATGTAGCTGGTACTGCTGGGGATAATACAATCAGTGTCGATGCCTTTAGTGGTTCGATTGCGGCTGGTGATATGTTCAACATCCTTAATGACGATAAAACCTATATTGCACTAAGTGATTTGACTGGCGCGGGGTTTCTAGAAATATTTCCTCCGGTCAGGAAAAACTTTGTTGATGCATCACAACTAGATTTCTTAACTACTAAGATGTTAGTTAGGTTTAGGGCAGATATTCAAAGCGTCAATTATACAGCAGGCGGTCTAATACACACATCAACTTTTAATTGGATAGAGGCTTTATCCTAGCGAGAAATTAATGCAATGTACAATAATAAATTTTAAACTTAACAATGGAAATGGTGGATTCGATTTGTTGTCTATAACTACTGCACCATTTGATGTTGTTTTGGATGGCGTGACTGCGACATCAACTGGTGACGTATTGGGTATATCCGAATCCGAATCATCCGGTGATGTAAATAAAATTGGTATTATAATAACTGCCAGTGGTATTGACCCAACTTTTCAAGCAACGCTTGATGGTGGTGGTTTTATTCGAGCACCCGTCGATGTATTAATGTGCAATGTCCCCGATGGAACAAATATTGTTGATTATTACACAATTTACCATCGGGGTTACTGTGATAGTCCCATGACAACAATCGATTATGAAACAGGAAAATTAAGCATCGCTATTGAAACTAATAATGTATTTATTGATATAGATAAAATACCAAGATTACTTAGATCATCACTAGCATCACATTCATCAAGACATGCTGGTGATTTATTCTATCAATATACAGCTGACGTAAACGTGGAAGAGACTTGGAAAGGTTAATTCCCATAGGAATTAACATGTTACTTAAATTAAAAATAAAAGATATTGTAGATAAATACAATAACCAACCTCGCTCGTGTGGTGACATAGACTGCAATATGATGATATTGGAGTTATATGAACCTGAAGCATTTATTGCGTTACATAAAAAATATAAAACTCTAATAGGTGGCGCAAGAAAAGCCAAGAAACTATTTGGGTACCCATCAATTTTAGAATTTGTTAGAAATGATAACAACTATATAAGCATCCCATCGAATTTTGCGAAACTTGGTGATATTGGTGCGATAGTCGATAAGCACTGCACCTTCCTACATTTGGGGGGGTCGTTCTTGTCAATTACATTAGATAAAAATAAAAATGAAGTTTTTCAGATTGTCCCTAAAATGGCAATTGACTTAACTAATTGTGAATTTTTTAGGAGAACATAAATGGCAGTAGCAACACTATCGTACATCGCAATCGGTATATCAGTTGGTTCAGCAGTATATTCAATATACGCAGCAAACCAACAACAAGACCCAGAGGGTGTGGGACTAAAAGTACAAAAACGCGGCACAGAAGCAGCCAGAAAGATACCTTATGGTAAGTGCATAGTCGACTCTGTTAATGTTTATAATAACATCGATAATGATAATGCAGAGTGGATGTGTAATATATTTTCTGTTGGTGTTGGGCCAATACATAATATACATCAAGTTTATGTTAATGAAAATGAAATATTTTCATATGAGAGAAACACTAATTTATCTGATAACTTTGTGTGGGATTCCAATGACGGTTCTTTCGTTGATGAATACGACGAACAGAGAACAAAAATTCAATTAAAAATGGGTGATGAAGTAACAACTGCATCATCTTTAGCGCAAATTTATTCGGATGGTGAGTGGACAGTAAACCACAAGGGTGCTAGGGTAGCACAAGTTATTATAGCGGTCAAACGGTCAGATAGTAACGAAGCCCCTATTGTCACTGCGAAGTATGCATTAACTGCTAAAGTAAGTGGTGTTCTGGTGCATGACCCTAGATATCACACTGAATTATCACAAAAACAATTTACTCATACTGACCCATCGGTACCATCAGAAAACCAAGATTGTGGTAGAAATCCAGCAATTTGTTTGTTGGATTTTATTACAGATGATTATTATGGTATGGGTATTGATAGAGATTATGTTAATATAGATAGCTTTATTGATACCGCAAACTGGACGGACTCAAACCAGTTTTATATTGATGGAACAGTAGATACTTCACAAACTAATGGTGATTGTCTATCACAAATATTATCAACATTTCAAGGTATATTGGTATTAGAAAATGGACTTATTGCATGTAGGTATGAGGATCTCGAACTAAACCCTTATTCGACTGTGTTAGATGAAGATAATATTATTGCATTTAAGAATGTTGTTGGTTTATCTGAAAGTAATTATTATAATGTAGTGGAAGTTGATTATAAAAATTCTGTAATGGGCGAAAAAGCTGACGTTTATCAAATACCGTCGGATATATACGAAATACCGGAAGGTCAAACTAAATCTCGTGTAGAAGTTGATGGCTTTTTAAAGACCAAAAACATTTCTTTACCGATGACAATTGCTAATTCTACTGGTGAAGGTGATAGCTTAACAGTTAAAGCTTTTGCTAACAGAGCATATGTAAAATCATCATATCAAAAAGGTGTTACTCTTACATTAGATTTATCCATACATAATGTAAAAGTTTTAGATGTTGTAAAAGTTAGTAATGATATATTCGGCTGGAATGAAAAAAAGTTTAGAGTATTTTCAGTCACTAACTCAATTAGTTCTGATTTATTTAATATAGCCGACGTGGTTTGTATTGAATATGCCGACGCAATGTATACTGGCGAAAAAGCTGGCTTAGCTGGTGCCGTTCGTATTAAAACTAAGAGAACGTTATTGCCAGTAACTAATCTATCTTTTTCATTAGAAAAATTTTCTACATATGGCTACGGTACATTGTCTTGGGTAAATCCAAATAACTCAGGCACAAACCAATTTCTCATTGAATATAAAATTTCTGGGTCTACGAGTTGGGAACAATTTTCTACCGTAGAAAGTACTTCGGTTAAAATTCCGAACCTACATGCCACTGACTATGACTTTCGCATACAGGTACGTAAATTTGGATACTCATCATCTAATTTTACTTCCTTGCTGAGCGAGACTATAGCATCAACTGTTTCCTTACCTACGGTTACTGGAGCGTTATTTAACGCACAGGGGAAGGATATGCTCATTACTTGGGATAATATGATGGATGTAGAAATACTAAATTCATCTAATATATTATCACCAAATAATGGTGGGGTTGGTAATAACGTATCTGATTATTTTAAGTATTATGAGATTAAGGTTTATCATGGCGTTACACTCAAAAAGACATATTCTGTTACGGATCAGTTTTTTACATATGTATATGACGATAATGTTTCTCATGGCCTAACTAGGTCACCAATGATAACTATTGCTATTGTAGCTAGAGATAATAGTAAATCTACACCTATATCAGTATTTCCAATAAACGGTCAGATGTCTGCTCCAACTGGTGTCGTCATTTATAATATGGTTCACGCCAATTCAATTGAATGGAATTCACCACTAGAGCCGGATTTTTCTGGTACGGAAATACACGTATCAACAGATAACGCATTTATTGCTAATTCATCTACATTAATAGCACTGAAATCCACCGACACATCTCATATTTACGCATTTCCGATTGATGATCAAAGTACCAGATATTGTAGGATTGGTCATTTTGACGCTTTTGGTAAAAATGGAATATCATACTCAGATATATTTACACTAGATTATTCCGATCAAGGTTTAATGTTTGATACTACCGATATTGTTGCCAGTATCAATGACACAAAGCAACAAATAGATGATTATGAGCTACAAACCGACTCGGCTTTGCTTGGTGTTGAAGGTGACATAACCGATATTGTTGCCAGTATCAATGACACAAAGCAACAAATAGATGATTATGAGCTACAAACCGACTCGGCTTTGCTTGGTGTTGAAGGTGACATAACCGATATTGTTGCCAGTATCAATGACACAAAGCAACAAATAGATGATTATGAGCTACAAACCGACTCGGCTTTGCTTGGTGTTGAAGGTGACATAACCGATATTGTTACTGACATTGATTTGATCGATTCAGAAGCTAGGAACATCGCATATCGATTGCAAATAAACGATTCCACGACCGAAGACTCAGATTTACAGTTACTGCAGGCAATCACAAAAGATGCTTCGAGTCGCGAAGATTTACGGCTACGGTTGGAGAACAATGACATCCTAATTGATGCCACCGTGCTGGTCGATCCTATAACTGGTACTATAACAAATCGAGCCTTTAGTTTTATTGACGATTCGTTTAATCAGGCTGTATTTCTTATTGATGGTGTCGAAGCTCAGGTTTCAGCGGTGACTGAAAGAATAGACCTTAATGATAATGATATAAATGTTCTCACGTCCGAGTTATTATTAGTACCCGCTCAAATAACTGCCACTGCCACTGCTATTGTCAGTGAGTCATTAGCAGCCCTTCAGCCAGTTTATTCATTCAACTTTTTTGATAGTGCTCAGGGTTGGGTGGCAGTGAACGGCACCTTGACCGAAAGTACCAATAAAATTTCTGTCGTGTTGGGTGATATCCAAAACACATCATTGGGTTATTCCTCAACAGATAATAAATTAATACGGGTCACACTAGAAAGGACATCTGGTGATGGCTGGGACGGATCAGTTATTATAACAAGAGATGATGCAAGTACTGAGACTTTCTCGAATTATATCACCGAACCAACCGGAACACAAACCACATTATTAATTGATTTTACATCATTACTTACTTACTCTGGTACTATAACGGGTGTGCGCTTAATATTAGGGACAACGACTGCAGATGCATTTGACATTACATCTATATCAATAGGAAAAGCTGACGCAAGCACTCAGGACTTACAAAACATAACTGCTAGAGTGAGCCAAGCCGAAATAGACATCGACGCTAACAACGGAGCAATTACCCAGCGAGTCACAGTAACTGATTACAACAACAATACTGTTACATTTAGTAACGCCGCAGCAACTATCGATGGTCTAAATAGTATAATTGCACTGGAAGCCAGTAGACAGTTATTAGTTGATAATGAAACTATCACTAGGGCAAATGAAGCAAAAGTTACTATAGATGGATATACGGGAACAATTACGGCATTAGCCCAGACAGTAACTGATAACCAAGACGAGAACTTTACTTCAATCCAACAGGCCGTGCTTGATATCGATAGTGTGGGTGGTCGAATCACCAATAACGTTTTTGGTTTGATTACATCACGTGATCAATCAGAGGATGAAGGGTTAGTTGCTCTATTGTCAGAAATTGATATAGCCAACATCAAAAAGAATGATTTGGATAGAGATGTAATATTCGCTGATGCCATTAGCCAACTAAATATCGATGTTAGTCCCACTGGCGCAATTGCAGAATCAATTACCAATTTATCTGCTGTTGTTAGCAATAATGACATAGGTATGACCGCTAACGCCAATGAAATTATTCAGGTCAATATAATTATTGATGGTAATTCATCTGCGATAAGTCAACTTGAACTTGAAGTTCTGGATACGAATTCAGGCCTTACATCAGCGATCACTAGAATCGATGCTGTTGAAATCGATGCAAGTGATAATGCTTCTGCAATAAGTAGTGTCGATTTAAGAGTTGATAACACCAACACAAGCCTTACATCAGCGATCACTAGAATCGATGCTGTTGAAATCGATGCAGATGATAATGCTTCTGCAATAAGTAGTGTCGATTTAAGAGTTGATAACACCAACACAAACGTTACTGCTGCAGTTACTAGAATCGATGCTGTTGAAATTGACGCAGATGATAACGCTTCAGCGATAAGTAGTGTTAATACCCGAGTTGATAATACTAACACAAACGTTACATCAGC